AGCAATACCACAAGAACTTATCGTGTAAATGGCAAAGAAGTCAGCGAAGAAGAATACAAAGCGTCACAGGCTCAAATGGCTCAAACCAAATCAGGTATGGATGCCGCGATGGATCAAGGTATAGCAGGAAACGCAAATTTACCATCAACGCCGGCAGGCCCTACAATACCAGATTTAGAAATGCCTGAAACTGCAACACCTGAAGTAGCAGATGTAGATCAACAAACTCCGTCCACAACACCCGCTCAAGAAGCAACCGAAACAGGCGCATCTGGTGTAAATAATATTAGCAGTTTAATTGCCTTAATGCAACAAAATAACAAACTGTTAAGTAGACAGATATCTGCTACAGAAGCCTTAAGTGGCGATTTATACAAGGCAATAGGATAAACCATGAGTTGGAAAAGGTATTTTACTCCCGTAAACACAAACAATAATCAATCAGGCAGCATGAGTCCTATGAGCCGAGGCGGAGCAGGTCCTGCACGCACAAACTACTCTTCTTATCTTCCTGATGTGTATGCCGGATCTCCGAATCGTGTTGAGAGATATCAACAGTATGACACAATGGACATGGATTCGGAGGTAAATGCTGCACTTGATATTCTAGCTGAGTTCTGCACAGAAAAAGACGATAACAACGCAACTCCTTTTCAGTTTTTCTTCCGAGGAAAACCCACCGCAACTGAAACAAAAATGCTTAAAAATGCCCTGCAAAAATGGAGCAAACAGCAACAGCTTGAAAACAGAATTTTTAGAATTGTGAGAAACACCTTCAAATATGGAGACAGTTTCTTTATAAGAGATCCAGAAACCAAAAAGTTATTGCATGTAGATCAAGCAAAAGTTTCAAAAATTATTGTAAACGAGTCTGAAGGCAAGATTCCTGAACAGTATGTGATTCGTGATATAAATTTTAATTTCAAAGAATTAGTAGCAACGACACCACATGGAACAACCAATACTTCACCGAGTGGCACTAGTTCTTATACTTCAGGTGGCGGTTTTGGCAGAGGTTATGTAGGTGATGCCGCTAGATCTCCAGGCACTAGATTCCAAATGGAGCAAAATGAAGTATCCGTAAATGCAGAACACATCGTGCATATTTCTTTATCTGAAGGATTGGACAATAACTATCCGTTCGGCAATAGCCTTTTAGAAAGCGTGTTCAAAGTTTACAAGCAGAAAGAACTGCTAGAAGATGCAATTATAATTTATCGTATTCAACGGGCTCCTGAAAGAAGAATTTTCTATGTTGATGTAGGAAACATGCCAGCACACATGGCCATGCAGTTTGTAGAACGTGTTAAAAATGAAATACAACAGAGACGCATACCCAGTGCCACAGGAGGTGGAAATTCAGTAATAGATGCCAGTTATAATCCACTTTCTACCAACGAAGATTATTTCTTCCCACAAACTGCAGAAGGTCGCGGTTCTAAGGTTGAAACACTGCCAGGCGGAACTAATCTAGGTGAAATTACAGATTTAAAATATTTCACAAACAAATTGTTTAGGGCACTACGAATACCTGCGAGCTATCTACCAACCACAATTGACGAACAGCCGAACACTGTTGCGGATGGAAAAGTAGGCACGGCGTTTATTCAAGAACTGAGATTCAACAAGTATTGTGAACGTTTGCAGAGCAATATTGTAGAAGCATTCGATCAAGAATTCAAACTGTGGCTCTATGAGAATGGATATAACATTGATGCAAGCCTTTTTGATCTTAAATTTAATCCTCCTCAAAATTTTGCAGCATATCGGCAAGCGGAACTTGATGCTACTAGAGCAAATCTATACACTGCAATAGCAGAAGTTCCTTATCTGAGCAAACGTTTTGCACTTAAGAGATTCCTTGGACTTACTCCTGAAGAAATAGCTGAAAATGAACAGTTATGGCGCGAAGAAAACGCAGACAGCCTTAAACCACCCCAAGATGCCTCAGGACAACTTAGAACCGCTGGAATAACTCCGGGTGGCATAGAAGGTGAAATGGCAGGTTTAGAAGCAGAAGCTCCTGCTGATGTAGCCGCAGAACCCGGCACAGAAGAAGCTCCATTAGACGCTGAAGCACCACCAGAAGAATAAATACACTATGCTTTTAAGAGAATTTTTATATTTCAGCGATAAAAACACGGATTTAAATCTAGATCGTAGATACAACAATCAGCGTGACGATTCACGCCTGAAAAAAAGCGATACTAGAAAAATTAGGTTGACGCTGAGACAAATCAATCAGCTGAGACTCCAAGCAGAAGCCCATGATGCAGAAGCAGAATCTGAAATGGGCTTAATCAAGCAGATGTATGGAAATCCAGTTGAACAAGCCCCACCAGAATAAAGATATAGCATTTGTATTTGGCAACGGCACCAGTCGGCTTACAGTCAATCCAACCATGTTTATGGAACACGGCACAGTTTATGGGTGTAATGCCCAATACCGTGAATACAGACCACACCACCTTATTGCTGTTGATCCAAAAATGGTCAATGAAATTATAGACAGTGGTTATCATCTTGAAAATTCAGTTTGGACGAATCCTAACAAAGGAGTAAAAACCAAAAAAAATGTAAATTTCTTTTCTCCGCACAAAGGTTGGAGTTCAGGACCTACCGCACTGCATTTTGCGGCCAGCAACGGACACAAACACATTTATATTTTTGGGTTTGACTATCAAGGCACAAAAGGAAAGTTAAACAATGTGTATGCAGACACATTTAACTATAAAAAATCCACCGATACCGCAACTTTTTTTGGCAATTGGTTAAGCCAAACAGAAAAAACCATTAAGGAATTTAGGAACACTAAGTTTATTAGAGTAATACCTAAAGACGGCTTTGTGCCAGATAGGCTAGGTCCTACCCTCAAAAATCTCAGCCACATCAATTATGAAGATCTTGAAGATTTTTTTGGTAAGAGTATATATGCTAACCAAATGAATCAAAAAACTACCATTTAAAACGTAAATTGTAACAATCTTGTAAATAAAGATAGCCTTATCAATAATAGGAGAGTGTATTATGGCAAATCAAATGTTAGAACAGATGCTTGAGCATCTTGTGAACGACGAGCAAGACAAAGCCGAAGAGCTTTTCCACGAGTATGTGGTTGCTAAGTCAAGAGAAATTTATGAAGGTCTTGTTGAAGATCAATGGGACGAAGAAGTTGTTGAAGCTGACGACGATGAAGATATGATGGGCGGCGACCCAACTGACGATCTTGAAGACGAAGTCACAGACGACGAAGAAATGGACATGGACATGGACATGGACAACGATGATGACGACAAAGGCGAAGAGGACACTGAAGAACTTTTCCAGGATCTCGAAGACATCGTAGGTGAACTAGAAGCAAAGTTTGCTGAACTTCAAGGCGATGACATGGACGGCGATGACATGGACAGCGAAGAAAAAGAAGAATCTTTAGCATTCGAAGCAGACGAAGAAGATGATAAAGAAGATCCTGAAGATCCTGAAGAGGATGAAATGGATGAAAGTTTCGAAGACGAACTTGCTTCATTGCGTGAATATGTTGAAAAAGTAAGTGGCGGAGCTGCAAGTTCAGAAACCACTGCTGATCACAAGAAAAGTGTTGTTGACAACATGAAGAACGACATGGGTGGAACATCTGCAAATATTCTAGGTGACACTACTGATGAGAAAGGTCGTTCTGCACCAACAGCAAAAGAAGAAGATATGGGTAATGTAAACGTTCCTGGCGGCAAGGCATCAAAGTCAATGAAGTCTATGTCAAAAGGTCACGGCGCTGAAAAGAAAGGTGCAGGTGAAAACGCGGACAATACCGACAGCGTTCTCCGTAGCCAGAGATAAGGAGAGTTAGGTGAGAAACATTCTCGCAGAACATTTAAGTTTTGACCAAGCTGGAATTGTTTTGGAGCGACAAGAAGAAGGCGAAGGTAAATCGCTTTATATGAGCGGGATCTGTATCCAGGGTAATATCCGAAATCAGAACCAGCGCATATACTCTTCTAAAGAAATTGACAAGGCTGTTCAGTCGCTGAATGAACAAGTCAGCAGCGGTTATTCAGTTTGCGGCGAAGTTGATCATCCTGATGATTTAAAAATTAACCTGGACCGAGTTAGCCACATGATTACCAAAATGTGGATGGATGGTCCCAATGGTTACGGAAAACTTAAAATCCTCCCGACTCCCATGGGGCAATTAGTGCAAACCATGCTGGAGTCGGGTGTGAAATTGGGTGTAAGCTCAAGAGGCACAGGTGAAGTTGACGGCGACGGTAACGTTCACGGTTTTGAAATCGTAACAGTAGACGTTGTTGCTCAACCTTCAGCTCCTGGAGCATACCCGACAGCAGTATATGAACACCTAATGAATAACACAGGCGGCTATAAGGCATACACAGTAGCACAAGAAGTAAAAGGCGACCCTAAGGCACAACAATACATAGCAGAAAGCCTAAAGAATATTATTCAAGGGCTGAAGTAAAAGGAGAATCCAATGCTGGACTTTGTAAAAAATATGTTCGAGAATAACATGATTTCTGAAGAGATCAAGACTGAAATTGAATCAGCTTGGGACAACAGAATTCAAGAAAACCGCGAACAAGTCACAGCTGAACTTCGTGAAGAATATGCTCAAAAATACGAGCATGATAAACAAGCAATGTCTGAAGCAGTAGAACAAATGCTAGAAGATCGCTTGCAGGCAGAACTAAGCGAATTTGCTGAAGATCGTCAAGGTCTTATTGAAGCAAGAGCAAAGTATGTCAAAAAAATGAAAAAAGATTCCGAAGCGATGGAATCGTTTGTTCTTAACAATCTTAAGAAAGAACTTTCAGAACTACACGAAGACAGAGAAGCTATTGCAGCGAACGTTGAAAAACTAGAGCAATTTGTGGTAGACACACTTGCTAAAGAACTTGCTGAATTCCAGCAAGACAAGCAAGATCTAGCAGAAACAAAAGTTCGTCTTGTCAAAGAAAGCAAAGAAAAGTTTGCAGAATTGAAGCGTGAATTTGTTAAACGCTCTGCAAGCATTGTAGAAAGCACTGTGAAGACAGGTCTACAATCAGAAATTTCTCAGCTTAAAGAAGACATTGAATCTGCAAGACAAAACGACTTTGGACGCAGAATTTTCGAAAGTTTTGCAAGCGAATATGCAACAAGCCACCTCAATGAAAAATCAGAAACTGCTAAACTCATGCAAATTGTAAAGCAGAAAGAAACTGAACTCGAGGAAGCGGCACAAATTGTTGCTGAAGCGAAGCAAGAAATTGAAACACGCGAACAAAAAATTCGCAAGATTACAGAAGCGAGCAATCGCAGAGAAATCATGAACGAGTTGCTTGGTCCTCTTAGCAGAGACAAGCGTTCACTTATGTCTGAACTATTAGAATCGGTTCAGACAGATAAATTAAAGTCAACCTTCGACAAGTATCTTCCTGCCGTAATGGACGGGGAAGCACCTAAGAAGAAGGCACTTACTGAGGCAAAAGAAATCACAGGCGATAAAGAGGCATCACCAGTAGGCGACAATAAAAATAATGTCGCAGATATTACAGACATCCGCAAGCTTGCGGGACTATAAGGAGAAATACTAATGTCACAACTACTTGAGTCACGCTGGTCGGAAACCAAAGAGGCACTTCTCGAAGGTCTTCAAGGAAACAAGAAGACAGTTATGGCAACTACTCTGGAAAATACCCGCAAGTATTTGGCAGAGAGTGCTACAGCTGGTGCTACTTCCGCCGGTAACGTTGCTACACTTAACCGTGTGATCCTTCCAGTGATCAGACGTGTAATGCCAACCGTAATTGCTAACGAGTTGGTAGGCGTTCAGCCAATGACTGGACCAGTGGGTCAAATCCACACACTGCGTGTGCGTTATTCAGATTCGTTTGATAGCACATCAGGAACTGATACTACTGCAGGTGAAGAAGCTCTTTCACCATTCAAGATTGCAGAAGGTTATTCAGGTTCTGCAGCCACTGACAAGGCAGCTTCTACAGCAGCACTTGAAGGAACGGCTGGTAACAGACTAAGCATTCAAATCTTGAAGCAAACTGTAGAAGCTAAGACTCGTAAGCTCAGCGCACGCTGGACTTTCGAAGCAGCACAGGATGCACAAGCACAGCAAGGTATTGACATCGAAGCAGAAGTAATGGCTGCTCTTGCTCAAGAAATTACCGCTGAAATCGATCAAGAAATTATTGCTTCACTATCAACACTGGCTGGAACAGCCGCCTTGACTTATGATCAGGCTGCGGTATCAGGAACAGCTACTTTCGTTGGTGATGAGCATGCTGCACTAGCGGTTCAAATCAACCGTGTTGCAAACTTGATTGCACAGAGAACACGTCGTGGTGCTGGTAACTACGCTGTTGTTTCTCCAACTGTGTTGACACTTCTACAAAGTGCTACAACTTCTGCGTTCGCAAGAACAACTGAAGGCACTTTTGAAGCTCCAACAAACACTAAGTTTGTAGGAACACTTAACTCAGCAATGCGTGTATATGTAAACGGCTATGCTACATCTGATGATGTTCTAGTTGGTTACAAAGGAACTACAGAATCAGATGCACCTGCATTCTATGCACCATACATTCCATTGATGTCAAGTGGTGTTGTTCTAGACCCAACTACCTTTGAGCCAGTAGTTAGCTTCATGACCAGATATGGTTATGTAGAACTAACTAACACAGCGTCATCTCTTGGTAACGCTGCTGACTACCTAGGTAAGGTTGCGGTTACATCATCTAACCTACGCTTTGCGTAATAGTTTACTAATACAGTAAGCACGTTGAAAGGGCCGCAAGGCCCTTTCTTTTTGGTTAAATATTTTTATGATAGTAAGGCATGAAGATGACTTTCCAAGACTGCGCCGGCACATAAGAGGATACCGAAGACGCTATCCTATGTTTCATCAGGATATTAGACGAATTGAAAATAACATTGAAAGTTGTATAAAAACATACAGCGAATACATGATAAAATACCGCAGATCGAAAAGTGAAACTTTCCATCAAGATGCACTACAACAACTTGAACACATAAACGACTTCATTAAATTAATCGATCAGATTGATTTGGTAGCACTCCTATCTAGAAGATAATCTGCTAAATACTTTGTCTAAGAGTGTGCCGCCGAGGTGGTGGACTTATGCGGACCCACCGCGTAGGACCTAGAACGTCAACATAAGGAGAAAACAATGGGACGCCCGATACAAAAAAGAAAAATTGGCACAGGAACAGCCAAGATACAGGTTACAAATGCACGTTTCAGCACCGGAGGTGTTGTAACAGGAAGCAGTGATCAGCCA